GGCAGAGTGGAAGCACGGGAAGTGGTTGCCCGGCGACGGTGCCAAGGGTCAGGGTCTCGGAATCCGCGACTACATTGACATCATAAAAGACCTTGAGGGCGACGAGGAAATCTTCGAGCGTCTGATCGACCCGCGCCTCGGTGCTGCCAAGTACCAATCGTCAGACGGTTCGTCATCGATCATCGAAGACCTGACCGAGCAGGACATGGTCTTCATTCCGGCACCCGGGCTTGAGATCGAGGATGGGTTGCAGGCATTGATCTCGAAAATGTCATGGGACACGACCAAAGCGATTGACGGCATCAACCGACCGCACTTCTACATCTCGTCCGAGTGCGAGAACATCATCCATGCGCTCAGCGAGTACACCGGGGACGGTGGGTTGAAAGAGGCATGGAAAGATCCGATTGACGTGTTGCGTTATGCGGCGATTGCTGGCATTGATCATGTAGATAGTTCTGAAATTAAAGTCACAACATATGGCACAGGTGGATACTAACAAAAAGAAAAAGGCAGAAGAGATCATCAACAATGTTCTCAACAAAGATTCGCGAACAACTCAGGACCCCGAGATATTCACTGTGCGCGTGCTCCGCCTTGCAAGAAACATCAAATTTGTGTATGCCGATCTTGATGGCACAGTCATTGACGTGCTTCATCCTCGCAACCGCGAAAACTCTGTTGGCAGAGTCATCAAAGTTGAGAAGGCAAACGACTTAGGCGAAAACATATACCGGGCAATCCAAGAAATCATTTAATATGTCGAACGAAGCACTTGAAAACGAGGAATTGATCTATGTGTCCGACGAGCCGGACATTAACTCGTTGTCTTACGCGTACCACTCGACGCTCTCCGACCTCGACACGTACTTCGACAATTGCCTTCGATCATTCAACGACCGTCGAAATATCTGGGACGGTAAAACGTCGGACCTGCGCAAGTCGGGAGCCAACGCATTTCCTTGGCAAGGTGCCAGTGACCAAGAGGTCAACGTGATCGGCGAGCGCATCAGCACCTACGTGTCGATCTTCGACCAAGCACTGACACGCAGTCACATCAAGGCGTTCCCGACGTCGATGGCATCGATGGCACGCGCCGGGGTGGTCTCGTCGTTCCTGAAGTGGATGAAATCATCGTACATCCCAGACTTTAAAAACCAGATGGAGCAGGGTGCAAACTATCTGCTCGAGAAGGGCTTGATGGTCACCTACGTCGGATGGAAGCGTGAGAGTCGCACCTACCTGCAACCGATGACGCTCGACGAGATCGCCCAGCAGTCGCCGGACCTGATCGAGATCATCCTCGACGAGACCAACGAGGACATCGTCATGGCAGTGCTTCAGCAGGCATTCCCCAAACTCTCAGACAAACGTGCGAAAAAATGCATCCGCGAGTTGCGCACGACCGGAGAGACGCAGATCCCAGCACCTCGGCAGACTGTCGATTGCCCGGTTGCCTACGCCTGTGCGCCCGATGGCGAGGTCATCTTCCCGTCGTACATCTCGGACCCACAGCGGTCGCCGTGGATCTTCTGGCGGTGCTTCCTGACCGCACAAGAACTTGAGAAAAAAGTCACCAGCGAAGGATGGGACAAGGACTGGGTCGAGATGGCAATTGAAAACCTTCGCGGCACCGATTCGATGTACTACGACGGCGAGAAAATGAAACGCTCGTCGATCATGCCAGTCATCGACGAGAACCAACTGGTCATGGTGGTGTACGCTTACCAGCGACTGATCGACGAAGAAGACGGCAGCGAAGGCATCTATTGCACCGTCTTCCACCCTGACACCGATGGGTACGCCAAGCACGAACTGATGAATGGCATGGACGATTACCCATTTGTGGTCACCCGACTGAGCAACGACCAGAAGCGCATGTACGAGGTCGATAGTTTTCCTGAGATCCTACGGGGTGCACAGATGCAAATCAAAACCGAGCGTGACTCGCGGATCGACCGTGCATCTCTTGCAACGCTGCCGCCGATCATGCACCCAGCCGGGCGTCCACCTAGCGATTGGGGACCGGGCCGCCGGGTGCCGTACCGTCGCCTTGGTGAGATCGCATTTGGTCCGGTGCCTCCGGTCGATAACGGGTCAATGGAAATCGAGTTATCGATGAAGGTGCAAGCCGACCGTGCGGTTGGTCTCGATCTCGACAACCCGCTGGCAACCATCAAGCAGCAGTTCCTGATCAACAAGTACCTCGACCACGTCAAGGACGTGCTGACGATGGCATGGAAGCTCTACCAACGCCTTGGACCGGATGAAATCTTTTTCCAAGTGACCGGAAACCCAAATGGTCAAATCATGTCCAAGGGGTCGCCTGACGACAATTTCTCCATCGTGGTATCATTTGATACCCAGAGCAATGACCCAGAAGTCGCCGAGACCCAGTTGAGGAACATGGTCAGTCTGCTGCAGTTCGACCGCAACGGACGTCTGGACACCGACAAGCTGCTTGAATTCTCCGCGCAGGCGATCAACCCGATGTTTGCCGACTACGTGCTGCAACCCGCCGAGGAAGCGCAGCAGAAGGTGATGAAGGACGTCACCGACGACCTGTCGAAAATTTACGCAGGCATCGAGGTGCCAGCACGCCCGAACGGTGCTCAGATCGCGATGCAGATGCTCGAGGCATACGTGCAGCAGCCAGACGTCGCCCAACGTGCGCAGTCGGACGAGGCATTCGGTCAGCGACTTCAGAAATACGCCGAGCAGTATCAGTTTCAAATGCAACAGATGCAGAACGCGCAGATCGGTCGCATTGGCACCGCTCCGGCTGAGATGGGCGGAATGCAAACTCAAGGCATGCAACAATAGTATGAAGATCAAACCGTCAAACCGCAGCAAAGCAACTAACTTATGAAAAAAGGACTGTACGCAAACATCAACGCCAAGCAGGCACGCATCAAAGCCGGAAGCGGTGAGAAGATGAATAAGCCCGGCAGCAAAGCCGCACCGAGTGCCAAGGACTTCAGACAATCTGCCAAGACTGCCAAGAAGAAGTGATGGAAAAGAAATTCAAAAAAGTTGTCACGAACCCTGACACCGGGCGGAAGAAGACCGTGAAGTACGGGCAGAAGGGTGCGACGATCTCGCCGGGCACATCTCGAAAATGACATGCGCCGCGACCTTCAGGAACAAGCATTCGTGGCAGAAATCCGAAAGCGGATCTTCCACTTGGTCAACGAGTTTGACCTGAATGCCTATTTCGTGATCGGTGCGCTTGAGATGATCATTCACGAACTAAAGAATGACATTGATTTATTTAATGACATAGAAGACGAAGATGATGACAACAGAAATACCGAAGCCAACATTAATTGAATCAGTTAAATCACTCTCTGATAGAGATGAATTCAAAGTTATTGTTTCATTCATTAGAGATGAGCGTGAGCGATTCTTTGCAGACCTGCGACAAGCACAAGATTCCAACGAGGTGATGAAGATCACCGGGAGCATTTCTACACTTTCGGAAATGCTAGAATTGCTGAGTGCGCAGCCCGAGTGATTGATCTGTGCCGCTGTGCTTATTGACACAGGCTGCATTTTATGAGATAGCACCATTACGCTAACGCCTAGCGAAAATGGTGATTTTATGAGTATGCAATCCAATGCCACCGCTGGGGCAAATACACCAGTGTCAGATAACATCTCGACCGAAGAGCTTATCGCTCAACGAATCGGGGCATATACCGAATCAGAAGATGATTCCGGCAACGACGACGTCGAGGAAGAAGATGACCTGATCGAAGACGATCAGGAAATTGACGACCTCGAAGAAGAATCGCCGGAAGAAGAACATGAGGAGGAAAGCAATGAAATTGACCTGCTAGATCTAACGACAGAGCAGATCCAAGAATTGGCCAAAAAGGGCAAGAGCCGTTTGCTGCACCGAGTCGGTGAGTTGACCGCTAAGAATAAAGCCCTTGAGGACCAATTGAAAAGTCAAGCTGAGGCACAACCACAAATTGATGCTGGTCCTGCTGAACAGAACCCGTTCTCGAATATCGAGACGGTCGCTGAACTTCAGGTGCAGATCAAGGAGATGGAGAAGGTCGCCAAGGACACCGATCATATTTTGGACGAGCACGAAGACTACGCTCTCGATGACATCATCGTCATTGGAGACCGGGAATTCACAAAGCGTGAGATCAAAAAGGCCAACCGGAACGCCCGGGAGTCGCTTGCCAAATACATTCCAGCGCAGCAAAACGAACTTGTCAAACGGGAGCAACGTGTCGCACTTGAAACACATTTGACTGGTCTGATTCCTCAAGAAATTCCTGAGTTTGCCAACGAGGATTCTCCTCTGGTGAAACAATTCAACGCTATGATGTCGGATCCGTTGGTCGCTCAAGTGAAACTACGTGTGCCGGACATCGCCCCGCAACTGGCGTATCTCCTAGCACACGCGGCCAAATCAATGCAGAGATCACAAAAGAGTGCAACCCGGGCAAAGACGGTGGAACCATCCAGATCAAAGGTATCAGGGACTCCATTTGGTGTCGGCGCAGCGAAGAGTACTCCCAAGTCTGCAAAGAAGGTTGCTGACCAATTGAGTCAGAAATTTCAAAAGTCTCATTCCGAGGAAGACTGGATTGCTGCAAGAGTTGCACGTCTGAGTTAATATCTAACAAAATACCATTATGGCTATCTCCAATACCTACCAACCAACCGCCCCCGCTGCAAAGACGGGCACCGGATCCGCCGTCAGTAACCGCGAGGACCTCAGCAATGAGCTTTCCATCCTTGCGCCAGAACAAACTCCACTTCTTTCCCTTTGCTCTAAGGGCAAGTCAAACAGCACGTTCTCCGAATGGACTGTTGACATCTTGTCGGCACCCGTCACCGCTGGTGTCGCTGAAGGTGCTGACGTAACATCGTTCAACAACCAGTTCAGCAACCGTGCTCGCCTTGGCAACTACGTGCAAACCTTCCGCGACGATTACCTCGTCTCGAACTTGCAACAAGCCGTGTCGAGCGTCGGCCCAGCCGACTTTGCACAGGCTGAAGTGAAGGCGATCAAGCAAGTCAAGCGCAACGTCGAGGCAACCATCAGCGGCACTCAAGACTACACTGTCGAGAATGGTGCTGGCACCCCGTACACCATGCGTGGTCTCGGTGCTTGGATCAACAACGGCACGACTGCGATCCCTGCTAATTACCGCACTCCGACTGCATCGATCTCGGCCGGATCGACGATCTCGGAAACCCAGCTCAACACGATCCTTGCATCGATCTTCGCGCAAAATGGCGAGATGAATGCACTGACGCTTGTTGCTGGAACCGCACTTCGCCGGGCAATCAGCAACTTCACCCGCACGGGTGTCGGAGCAACTTTGGACAACGTCTACAACGTCATGCAGGAAGCAACCAGCAAGACCATCACGCTTTCGGTCAGTCTTTACGACTCCGATTTCGGGATGCTCAAAATTGTCAATGCTAACCCAGCGTGCACTTTGGCCGGAACTGGTTACATCATCAACCCGAAATACCTCGGATTTAACACGCTCATCCCAATGGGATCCAAGCGTCTCGAAGACCAAGGTGGCGGACCGCGTGGATTCGTTGACATGACCGGAACCCTCTGCGTGAAACACCCGGGTGCATTCGGCAAGATCACTGGCATTACTGCGTAATTAACAAGCACTCAACAACTAGAATATTACCATCATGGCTAAAGTAACAAATAACGAAAAGTTCCCATATACCGACATCGTTCGCTTGTCGTTCAGCGACATCATCGCTAACACTACTGCATTGGAAGCAGGCACGTTTCAAATCGCAACCATCCCTGCTGGTGGTGCAATTGAGCTTGTCACCATTGCACGACCGCAAAACTTCACTGCAACTTCCACATTGACCCTGTCAGTTGGAACGACCAGTGGAACCCCAACCGAGTTGATGGCAGCAGGAACAATCGGACAAGGTGCTGGAGCAATTGCACCGTTGTCCAACACTGGAAGCGTGTTCGCGTTGGCTCCCGGTGCATCGTATTCGCAAGCGACTGCGAGCACTGTCAAAGGTGGATCCTTGCCAGTCAACGCAACGGCAACGGCAGTGCCAGTGTACGCCAAGACATCCGCTGCTCTTACCTCCGGTGAGACAACTGGCGTTGTGGTGATCGGTCTTCGTATCATCGACACTGCTCAGTACCTGAGCTAATCGCAACTCAAGGCCGGGGAGTAGGAGCAATCCCGCTTCCCGGCTTTTTCTTACCCATATGGACGCAATAACCGAAGCGGCGATGGACGCCGCACTCATCCGCGAACTTTGCTCTGGACGTGCATTCGTCGAGCAGATGGCAAAATACCGTGAGACTCAGGCAGCAATGATCGCTTACCAAGATCGGCAGAACATCAACCGGAAGAGCACACTGCGGAAACTGGCGGAGATCCCCCAGCGGGAGTACTTGCTCATGGCGCAGAAATACGGTAGTGAGTGCTGGGACAACCGGGAATTCGTGAAGGATTTCCAACGCCATGAGCCGGAACTAGCAGTTGAAAAAATGTAATGAGAACACGCACGTACACTGAACTCTTCGCACTGGTGCAGGCACTGTGCGGCGTTGTCTTTTCTGCTAACGAACTCGGACGCACCAAGGCATTCATCAATCGACGGGCGCAGAAGGCGTACCGTGCCACGAATTACTGGACCCGATTCCTGAAAATCGCGGAAGGTCGCTACCTTGCATCTGACCCGATTGCCGCAACCGCATTGGTTGCCAACACCGGGTATTTCATCGCCACCGTCGGCGACACCGACTTCGTGGCAATCGGTGCCAACGCAAACAGCATTGGTCAGTATTTCATCGCCACGGCTGCAGGGACAGGCACTGGCACCGCTCGCCCGGCACTGAACTACGTGCCATACTCCGAGACTGGCAAAGCGAGCGTGGACACGTTCCTGCGCATCCACAAAGAACAACCGTATGTCATGGCGAGCGTGCAGGAATACGATTTCACGGTCACAACTCTGGGTGCGACCATCGTGTGCGGCAACCTCGCACCGCTGCAGGCGTGGGTGACCTACAAGGCGCAATTTACCGACACCTACGGCCCGGGTGCTGGGTTCCCATCTGGTGATGCAAATGACACTACCACGGTCCCGGCAGAATGGTTTGAGTATCTCGCGCACGGTGCTTATGCCGACTACCTCCGGGCTGAGGGACAGCAGGAACGCGCCGTGATAGCCGACCAAGAAGCCGATCTCATCCTTCAGGACGAACTGATGCGCCTCGACGAGCAGCACACCCAGACGTTGATTTCAAACAGGATCTTCACCAACTCAAACATGCAACTTCGCTGGTAATGGCATTCGCACTCGGCACAACGGCAGGCGCAGGCACGATCAGCATCGTTGCTGGTGGAACTGTAGTCACGGGTGTAGGCACGGCATTTGTGTCTGCCAACATTGGTTCAATCCTTGTTGTAGGTTCTCAGTGGGGCGTTATATCTACTGTTGTTAGCACCACAAGCATTACTATTGACAGGCCTTTTACAACTGCTGTATCGGCCTCTGCTTACACCAGATCAGCCAATATCCCTATCATTACTCAGACGGGTACGGATACTAGCTTATCAACGCTAACGGGCGTTCCAGGTGTCACCACAAGCACAAATCTTTGGACGCTCACAAGCGCGACCTTAGTGATTAATGGCAGTTTGACAATTAACCGATTGACCAACAGGCTTCGGTTTCTGAATCCTGCCAACTTGGTTACATCTTCCGTAACTCCTCCAGTTTTAACTATTGGAGCAACAGGCACATTTAACAATTCTGCTTTGCAGACTTCGGGTGGATA